GAAGAACCAGCCAAGTGTTCTCATCTTCCAGTAATCCTTTACAGAACCTATTTCGGGATCATCACTCCCAGGAACTGTAGCCCTTGAGTATATTTCAGTATAAGAAGATTTGAAATAATTCACACCTAAATAGTCCTCGACATACGGCCAGACAGACTCAAAGACTTTGTAACCATCAGAGTATTTAAAACAAACTGAACACATTTTGTCCCAAATTCTATCAGCATGTTCTAAAGAATTATTACACTTGAGAAATAAGTCAGAAGTAGTTGTAGAAATTTGGTAAAGAAGGAGTTCTGGATTGCAATAACGACCATTTGAATCGAGCAAAGCTCCGAGAAAATACACGGGTTGACCTTTACTAAATATTTCAGATTTTTCAGTAGAAACTGTCATTCCGAATTTTTCAAGAGCCCATGTTGAAAAATGTTCTAGTGAGAAGTTAGCATTAGTAGCTAAAACACTATCATCACCAAGAACAGAAATGAGATCAGGGTTGATCTCATAACCCATTTCTATTAAATAACAATACAGTGCCAACAAATTGACGATGCTTCCAATCAGATTAGTGAATGAACTACCTGAAGGCACGCCGCGGCGTTTAGTTACTACCTCAAGTGGACTGTTATCATATCTGTTAGTAATAATAGGGGTATTAATAAAATAATATGAAACGAAATCAAACACTGACGAACTAAATGTATCTAGTATAAAACTTTCTTTGATAATAGAAAATGATCGCATCATCAATAATCTTGATGCCGACCAATCAAATCCTGACCAATCGATAGAAACGCAACGACTTCTCGATTGCCATCTATTCCACTTACGGACTAGGTCAGAGCCAACGTTTCCTATGACATATGGTTGTTCTTTATTGTTTAAAAAATATTTAATCAGAGGGACTAAAAATAGCTGTTCCATGATGACGATAACAGCTGAATAAACATAAATTAGTCTTAGTTTAACGGCAGATGGTCTTTGCTGCACCCTATATGCTATATAGGTTGGAAATTTTAATAATTGAGTAGGATTCCATTTCTCTGGGTCAAGATAATACTTAGTCCATTCAATTATTTCTTCAAGAACAGATTCTTTCTTGGCAAGCCAAGGCCATCCTGAAGATTTTTGTAACTTTAAGGAAGCTACAGCCTCATCAAATTTTGCTGGTTTAAAACGTTTACGATCAAGTCCTAAATGTTTAGAAACAAGCTTTGATGCTTTATCAAGCGTCTTTGCGCTAATAGTTTCAGTGAAACTAGTTAGCTGTGATTGCGCAGCCGTTGATTTTAGTTTAGTACGCTCAATGTAATTGAACGCATTTGTGCGTGAAGATAACTTCGCATAAAACTTTTTACTACTAATTTTGCAAAATCCTTTAAATATGCTATTGTTGTCAATAGCTCTACCAGTTGATACAGCGACAATTTTGTCTAATGAAGACGATTGGTCACGACGATCAGATAAGAGTAATCTTCTATAAGAAGATAAAACAGTAAAATTTAAGGTTGGAAACTCTGAAGCGAGTTTCAAAAAGTATTTTTGAAGTGTATGCATATGAAATTTTCCTTCTGGGTATTCTCTTTAAAGTTAGACAAATCCAAGCTAAACATAGTGTATATATGTATAAAAATAAAACTAAAAGTTTTATGTCAAAAACATAAGCACTAAACTAAATACTTCTCGCTGATGCTATCAGTTGAAGCTAACCCGTTAGGCTAGTCCTAGTGATCATAAAAAATGAACCTAGAATTGAAATCGTTTTTTAGGAAATTAAATTTATAAAACCCGA